ATGCTTGTGGTGTGAATGCTGTGACTGTCATTGGTTTTGTTTGTCCTGATAGTCCTTGATTGCTGCTTTGATAGCGTCTTCCGCTAGTACTGAGCAGTGTATTTTTACTGGAGGTAATGCTAATTCTTCTGCTAGGTCTACGTTCTTAATGTCTTTTGCTTCGTCTAGTGATAATCCTTTTACCCATTCCGTTAAGAGTGAAGAAGAAGCAATTGCTGATCCACAGCCGTAGGTTTTGAATTTGGCGTCCGTGATAACATTGTTTTCGTCTACCTCGATCTGGAGACGCATGACATCGCCACACGCAGGTGCTCCTACCATGCCTGTGCCTATGTTTGATTGTGCTGGATCAAATTTACCTACGTTGCGTGGGTTCTCATAATGATCGATTACTTTATCTGAATATGCCATTTTATTCCTTTTTTTACACGGTCTCGATGCTGTGTATGTATTGATTGTCTGCTATCTTATTTATGTCAGGATCGATAATTTTTCCTATGGGTATGTGACCCAGTGCGAGTCTTTTGTCTCCTATAGGATAGGGTAGTTTATGTTTTATCTGCTTCAGCCAATTGTCGATGTAGAATTTTAATTGAGGTTCTTTACCTGCCCATCTGTCTTCGTCTAAATGAAACAGCAAATCTGGCCTTACAATGCTTGTAGGAAGAATGTGATGTTCAGGAACTTCTGTGTCGTTGTCTTGCACAATTTCTGTAATGTTTTTACCCACATGAGGATAATTCATGTACACAGTGTTTTCTCTTTTGCCAAGCGTAAACAGGTCGTAGTCTTCGTCTTGTAGAGGTTCTGCTTGAATGTTGCTACAGAATAGAAACTGTCTCTTACCACCATCCCGCATTCTTTCTAGGTGGTGTAAGTGATAATTAAACATCGCTAGCCAGTGTTTTGTTTCTGAATCCGTTTCTGTGTGTACTAGATCAGGAAAGTTCTCATGTAGTCGATTTAGATCAAAATCGTGCGTAAAAGTGTCAGGTTTTAATCGTTTTAGACGATTTATTGCTTCATTTAGGTCAGTTTCTACTTCTGCCTCACTTTTACCAAACTTGTAGAATTCTGTGCGGGAGACGAAATCTATATCATTTGCTTCTTGTATCATTTCCCAGATACGATGAGCTACTCTGTTGTTGAAGAGTTCTACCGTGAGCGTGTAATCTTTATTGTGTCCTAAATGGACTGCTATCGCTCTCTTGTCCATATACTCAGTTCACCAATCTCCACATCTTGAGGCATTTCTAGCGTCCACATGATCGCATCTGCTATCGCTTCTGTTGTAAGCATAACCTTGTCTAGGTCTTTTGTTAGCTCAGTGTCAACATAGCCAGGATTTACTGCAATAATCCTGCACTTTTTGTTTCCATGTTTGTTCCCATATAATTGAAAACTTTTTACAACCTCGTCCATCATTCTTTTATCAAGAGTATATTCTATAATGTCTTCCGTTAGTCGTGACTGTCCAGTTGGAAAATACTTTGCTTTACTTCCCATATGCACAATAGTTTTTGTTTCATCTTCTGACCATTCTGCAATTATCTTTTGCAACAAAGTCAATTGTGCGCCAAGTGTATATGCGTTATTAATGAATACATCTGCTTCAGCTAAAGTAACTTGTTCTATGATTGAATCTGGATCGTTTATGTCGTCACCTGTTTCTAGATCGAAACCAATAACGGTGTGTCCTTTTTCAATAAGAGCTTCTGTTATCGCTGCGCCAATACCATTTGCATGGCCTGTGATTGCTACTAGCATAATTTATCCAATCTTCTGTTGAGTTCTTCCCATGAAATATGAGGAAAGAATGTAGCGGAGAGCGTGAGTCGTTCTTCTGTCGCTTGTGTCATGTCAACTGAGTGAGGTATATCAGTTCTAACAAACGCTGACTTTATGTTTATATTTCTTGAGTACACTTTGTGTTGTGTGTCTATCACAGAATAACCAGTTGGTGTGTTCTTTTCTTTTGAACGGTTGTTATCAAGTTCAAGAGTGACATGCTTCACTACAGGTCCAACACGCCACCAGTTTAAGTAGCTGTTGTCGCCTTTTGCGTAGTATGCTAGTCGCCAAGAGTAGGTTGTGTCTGGCTCGCCGTCTATGTGAGGAGCTGAGTTCTCACCTGGCTTCCCTGTGAACGCTGTGATAGATGCCACTTCTAAGTCTAACATCTTAGCGAGGCGTATCATATTCTTCGTAAAGTCTGTACGAAGAATTCGCTTGTCTTTGATAGCGTGATGGGTTAGTCGTTCGTTGTCTGGATGTTGAACGACAGAAGAGAAAACTTCTATATCTTTTTCAGTTAATGGATACAGTGTGTTTTCTCTTATGTAGTTTTGATTCATTCTAGCTTTGCACCATTTCTATTACATTGTTAGCAACAGTAGCGTGCCAGTCTTCGCCTGGATGTATTCCATCTCTTCCACGAGAAACTAGTTTTATATTTTTTAATTTAATATAATCAACCAAAATTAATTTACTGCCAGTGTCGCTTGCTATTTTTTCAATAGCTTCTACGTTTTTGTTAAATGAAAGGTACATATTAGGATCATTCAATTCTTCTGCTAGATGTCTAGTAGCACGTTCTTGGTTTCCTTCGTTTAAATCTTTTGCAATAGTCCATTGTCCTATATTATTAAAGATAGTTTCAACTTCATTGACTATAATCTTTTCACATCTATAATGAGGAGGAACTGCTAGAACTGTTATAGAAGATTTTGCAACAGGTTGCCATTCTTTATACAATCTATAAGCACTATCTAAAGATCCTCCTGGAACGCTTAAATTGTATTCGGGTTTTCTAAGAGCTTTTGCAACAAGTGTAGGCCAGGTTTTCTCTTTGTACATGCCAACACCAAAAGTCATGCTACAACCTAAAAACATTATGCTGTTAGTGTCTTCTACAATTTCGCTGCATCGATGTCCAAAAGAATTTAAAGAGTACTGTATAGGCTCTTGTTGATTCCAATACCCCTTATGTTCTTTTGATAATTTTTCAAATTGTTCTTTAGTGTCTGATGGATACCAGTCTATAGTACATGGCAAATCGAAATTACGCAAATACCCTAAGTTGATGCATTTCAATTGATGTTTTTGTTCGTCTGTTAAAACTCCCCCGTTTGAAATGCTTCTGTAAGTATTGAGCCTGTGCAAATCTTTTTCAGTTTTCATCCTAATATCTCGAATGTTGTCTCTGTGATTTTAATCTTTAGAGTTCCATCTTTATTTGCCATGCTTTCTAGGTATTCAAGAAAGCGCATAACACCTTCCTTTCTTCCTATTTGATACGACATAAAGCCACACCCTGCCATGAGGAAGAGCGTAACAGCGTAATAAATTTCCATAGTCATTTTTTCTTCCTCTCGGATTGAATGCATTTACCGCAACAAGTTCCTATCAAATGATATTTATCAGTGTCGCCAGAACGAACATTGTTGCAGATACAAAGGATCATTCTTCTTTGATAAAGATGCCGTCTACCATCTTGCCTTTACGGTCTTTGATATCGTCATACGCTTGCTGTAAACACTCAGCGATTGTGATATTGTTGCGTTCGGCAATGTTGATTAGCACTACAATGATATCACCGATATCGTCACGAATGTCTTTGCCTTTGCATACATTGTCAGACAGTTCGCCTACTTCTTGAATCAGTTTACACACCTGATCCTTGTCAGTAGCGCCTTCGATTAGATTGCGGTCATGATGCCACTGCCTAATCTTGTAGATTAAATTCTCACACATTCCTTCAGTTGACATCTTTTTTATCCTGTAGCTGTTGAATGAGTTCCATCAAAGCACGAAGCTCGGTAGCATCTCGTTCAGTATCAATTTCAATTTGAATATTAATTAGCATAATTTACCCTTTCAAGGCCAGACAGGTCTGCCTCGTAGTATTAGACCATACAGTTCTTGCCAGTTCTTTACCTTTCTGGCTTTACCTTTATAGTTCATGTTATGAGCATGTTCCATTAAATAGGTATCAAAGCCTAGCCTTACACCAACATCAGCATTTTCTGGCTTGTCTTCAATCCATACTGCACCGGGATACTTTACTGCTGCATGACCCAGTGCATCATCTTTATCAGCACCACATTCTAGACAGATAACCTCTTTGAATGTGTTAGGACCAAAAATCTTTTTGAGATTGCGTTCTCGTAGCAGTTTAGCATAAGGATCTAAACTCAGGCTAGTGATTGCCACGAAACGATACTGCTTCTTCTCGTGGAGCTTTTTGATATAGTATTGTGCATCACGCAACGGTGGCAAGAAACCAATCGCTGCTGATTCGTTAAAGGTCTTGATTAGACGCTTCACTTTATCTGGCGCCATTTGATACGCCATTGCCATTGAATAGACATCTTTCTCGCCTAGTTCATGGCCTTGCACTTCCATCCATTGATGAAATGCAAATTCCCAATCGAGACATACACCATCTATGTCAGTTAGGATTATTTTTTCTTTAAACATCATTTTCTTTTTTTCTCCTTTTTCATTTGAGCTTCACACACTTTGTGTAGAAACAATGCCTCTGCGTTCCAGTCCATTTGTTTCATTGTCCTTGGACTCAGGTCTTTTGCTTCTTTGAGTGTTATACCCATTTCGTTTTTAATAAATTCTTTTGCTAATTCGTGTTGATTGCCCCATGCCTCAACTTCCCATGGTTGCTTTTTGTATGGCACATCAGTGAAGTCCTCACCGTGCCACAGTTCTCTTCTATTGACAGTTTTCAATTCACCAGTAACAAACTGTTTCATGTGAATTGATTCATGTGCTAGAAAACTGATATAATCATAGAGAGTGCCACGACTGTGAGATTCGATGAGGACTTCATTACGTCCCATCTGTTCACACAAACCAGCGACATCATCCTTGATTAGATTTTTAATCTGTAAATCAATTTTGAGACTGCGCTTGCGAGGCATCAGTTTCTTAACAAAGAATCTGATAGCAGACTCACCGAGATTGCGCTGAGTCTTTGTGCCGCCTTCTATACTGATTAATATCATTTCATTTCCTTTTCTCATTTTGTATAACCATTATAGCACATAGATACGGCAATGTCAAATCCGTAAGTCATTGATATCCTTGGAGATTTAAAATTAATTTCTGTAATGAAATCAATCACTTAGAGAAGCGAGCTGTCTTTCTAGGTCAGCACACTGCTTTTCGGCAGCTTCTATGTCATAATTACTGCCGGAGGTGTAGTAGTTTTCGAGTGCCTGTTCGGCTGAAAATAGCATTTCAATTAGCGTATCTTTTGTCATTGCTTGACTCCTTTATTAATTTGTAATACCATTATGGCACAAATTAGAGTCAGTGTCAAGTTATAAATAGTGAATAAAACAGTTGAGGCTACAAATGGCTACTTTTTCACCTAAAAACTTTCCGAAAGATGTACCGGGCAACAATACTTTTTCCGGAATAGGAGAAAGGACAATATACGCTCCTGTATCAAAAAGTATGTACAAGTATGATAAAGGATTTCATACTGATAAAGCCACCAGTATGTATGATACTTCCGGCAAAGCAAAACAACAATTGACTAAAGGCAAGACTGTATACTTTACCTACCCGGCAAAACTTCTAACAGGACAACAACTCAACATAACAGGAGGTTCTGCTAGATCAACTTTCGTGGGCGTGTCATTGACCTCATGGAAGTCCAAAGTAGATGGCTATGTAGTTCTCAGTCACATCGCAAAGCCAGGCGGTGGCGCACAAAATCGTGTTGCGGCTGGTTCAAAAACTCAAGACATGTGTGCTGAAGCTGTAATGAAGTTAGCATACAAACAGAAAATTGAAGTGAGCGAACAATATAAAACAGCTAGGCCAGGGTCAACTGCACCTGATCTTGAAATGACTATTGGAAAAGCAGGAGCACAGTTTGAGATTAAAGGAACTAACAGTCGAACTGCCCCTATCACATTTTTTGACAAGTCTGCTAGTAGATCAAAAGCAGTCCCAAAACTATTAGATGAAATTGCGGTAGAATTTGTAAAGTCTCTAAGAAAAGATGGAGCTACATTAGATAAAACAATGGAGTCAATGGGATATCCTATTTCATTCATAGGTGCTATAGACTATTTCAAAAGTATAGATAAGACAATAGGGCTAGCAGGCGATGCTGGCACTCCTGCTTCAGGAAAACTTCCAGCCGAATTTACTACAACAGATACAACAATTCTTAAAAAACTCCATAAAAAAATTCTGGAACATTTTAAAGAAGGCGGTGATAATTATTTTGCTATACACAACAGAACACTGGACACGTTTGAAATATACTACGTAGGAAAGGGAAACAATGGAAGCGGAAATAAACTAAAGTTGCCTACTCTTCCAAACTTTAAGTCTTTCTCACTAGCTACCTACGGCGGAGCATCGTCCGGCTCAACTAGATGCGGTTTAAAAATTAAACTATAATGAACAAGTCATACTTTCTATTCAAGACCAAAGAAGGTCATTACATAGTCGAGAACAAAGACGTTCACAAGGTACCTAAGCCTCGTGAGATGCTCACTCGTGCTGCCACTGTAGAGGCAGTGCGTGACTATGCCGCTAAGAATAGAATAGAAGTTGACATTGACAAAGCAAGAGCAAAGTCTAAGCACACTGAAGAGACCAAGCTAAAGATAAGCGCAGGCGTGAAGGCTAATCACGGACACAAAGACGGTCTAACAGAATCTCATAAGTCTAAGATTAAAAAGACTATGACAGGCACACGCCAAGACTACATGAATCCTATGTACGGTAGAAAACATAAAGAATCTACACGACAAAAGATGCATGAGGCTTGGAAGAAACGTGTACGTAAGCGTTGGATATGTGGCCCAGAAGGAGCTTTCTTAGTTCCTAAACATGAGCCACTGCCCGAAGGCTATCAACTTGGAATGAAGTACGACAAATATCGTCCCGAAGACTAGAGAATATACTCAAAGTTATTTGTAGTCTCGTTGTCTCCGATCTTCTTCGCCCCATTCTTCAAATGAAAATTTTCTGCCATCTCTGTCTTAGGAGATAGTGTAACAATTCTAGGCCAATAACTTTTTGAGATTTCTTGATGCTCTTGCTGTACAAAGCGAAGCAGACATTCAATAATCTGTCTGCCTGCTCCTTTCTTGTAAGACCAAACAGTATAAGGTGACACAACCATTTCATGTCCTTCTTTTGATGTTAAGTCTTTCTCTTCAGTAGGTACACCGAATGTCAATGCACAACATACTATGGCAAGAACTTCAGTGCCTTCGACTAGTGCAAATGCTTTATTTCTGCCACTTGTTCTAAACTCAGCAGAAAGATGCGGTCGAACAGGATCATCCTTAATATAAGGTGCGATTTGTTCTTCTGTTAAATGCACGAAATTTCTCATCAGATAACCACTTCGTCTCGGGCGGATTTGCCTTTCCTAACTCTAGGAGTCTTTGTAGCAGGCTTTTTCTTGGCACTTTTTCGAGGCGGTTTATTATACTCCTCTATACCAAGAATCGGCAAACACTTCTCTAGTTTAGGATAGAGTTTCAATAACTCTCCATCTTTAACTGCGGTGAGAATCTTAGCTTCTTCGTGTTGTACTGCTTCGAGAATATTGACCCACTGTTGTTCACGCTTCCATGGCGGTAGATTGCTCATGTTGCTATTAGGATCTACAAACTGTTTTACTCTGCGCCATTCAAGCGTGAGTGTAGTCTCACCCATGCCCGCAGGAATATCATCTTGAATCTTTGCTGTCTCTGGCATACCTTCTGGCAATTGCCAGTCTACTTTCTCAGCACCTACACCCATGCGAACAATAGGCACTACTGTTTGATTCTTAGAAGCCCAAGTCTTGAGTCGCTGTACTTGTTCTTCTGGCTTGTCGGCATCGAACACCCACTTAAAGCCTTCGTCTACTTGTCTAAAATTATTCTGCATCTTCATCTCCAAAAGATTCTAACTCATCTTGTTCTATGAGCATAGCAAACTCAGTTTTGATTTCTTCGAGTTCTCTTGCCTTTCGCTGCTCATCTGTTTCTTTTAAGGTATCAACCTCAATCAAGACTTCTCTATTCGTCATCTTTAATCTCCCAATCCACATCATAACCGCCTTTGCGATCTGTCCATAAATCATCTTCACGGTCGTAATCGAATTCCCACATGAATTCATTGAACTCATCTGATTCTTCTTCGTAATGTTCCATGAAGGATTCTACACTACCAAAAGTTTCGATGATTTCTTCTTCTGGCACATCGTAAGTGAATGTGCTAGTCATTTGATGATATTCACGCTTTTCAATAATCATTTAAAAGTCCGCCATAACTTCAAGCATGTTCTTCATTTTGTGCTTGATAAAATAATTTAATAGTTGAGACTTATCGCCTCCCTGTTGTCGTTCGTAACTACTTATAATCTCATCTTTGATGTCTTGTGGAGTCTTAGTTAGGTCCACAAGCATTTGATTACGATTGTAACCGTGAGACATATCAGAAGTGATCCACTTCTCAGGAGGAGTTTTCTTCCACTCTGTTAGTAGATTCTTACGAATAGACTTTTGCCTAATGCCTTCAACAAAACAATTGTCTGCCGATAGCATGTTAGGTACACCGTCACCTTTGTCGCCTGTGATGATGTGTTCCATCAATACTTGTTCAGCAGGCTCTTTGATTTTGATCCACTTCTTCTGTGCAGGTGAGTACTGTTTCACATTGCTCCACTTCTGTAACTGATTGAAGTCATGATCACCTGACAACACTAGAAAAGGAATCTGTGTGCCTTCATCAAACAAACCACCACCTTCGCCTGCTGTCTGTGAATATTCAGCGAGTGTACCGATAACATCATCAGCCTCAGCACCGTCAACATCGATTACAGGATAAGGAAAGTATTCATCCAGTTCGTTGCGAATAGTAGTCAGTGCCTCGAATATAGCAGACCAATCGTGGGCGCTGTCATCTCGTGCTTTCTTTCGGTGTGCCTTGTAGTAAGGAAATACATCTCTACGCCAATAGCGTCTGTTGTCGCAAGCGATTACTACCTCATCGCCAAATTCATCTGAGAATTTGTTTTTGTATGAGCGTATTGTGTTGAGTATCATGTGACGCATCAATGGCAAATTGACCTCGATGTCTGAACCGCCACGATGACCAATCTCACCCATGAATGTAGCAATTGCTACTTGATTAAAGTCTACTACCATCATGTTATATAACCCTCACAATAACCATCGAAGGAAGTAATCGCTTGCGAGGTGCGAGTTTCTTGCCACGAATCGTGTCAACATATTTGTGCAGTCCGTTTTTGCGAGCTGCCATAAATTCAGGTACCTGTACTTCAGGCTTTCGCATTGTCTTCTCATAAGATTTTGCTTCTGAATAGTTATCTATACTAGTGCCTTTCACACTTAGCGTACCCTCATACTCTGAGGCATACACACCGATCTTTTTACGAGCAGTGTCATAGACCCACACTTCACTTGCGCCAATGATTTCTACAGGATCAACTGACTTGAGATTGAGTTCAGCAAACTCCTTGAGATACTTGAGACGGCGAACAACCTTTGTCTTGTCTGTAGGCTTCTTACGGCGAATACGGACAATCTTCTTTGACTGTTTAGTTTCAAGTAGACCTGTTTGTAATTGAGCATAAAACTCTACGAGCTTTTTAATTGTAGACAGTTTAAGATGACTGTAGCCTTCTACTAACTGCTTGTCCCACTCACTAAGATCCCCTTTGAGATTTCGAAGAGATAACAGTTCACGCCACTCAAATGCCATTTCATCTAGCTTTGTGTAGGCTGTTGTGAGTTCTGCTGCGTTGAGTTTGTATCCCTCAACAAATGATTCTATATTGACTTTGCCGTTCTGTGCAATTGCAGCCTGAACATCTTCTACGCCATCGAGAAAGTTATCAAGATTTTTTCTGATAGACACCACTTTGGGTGCTTCTTCTTTGTCGGCAACATAAGCATTACCCTTTGCTACCAAATCATCTTTGATAGAGTGAAGGTACTTTTCATGTGCCTGCGTCATGTAGCCGAGCTTAGACCAAATGTAACCATACTTAGCGATAGAATAGAAAGTAGAATCAGGCGACTTCAGAATGCTTGTTACATCATCTGCCGAAAAGTTCGCCTTCATCCACTTCTTGATGTGAGGCACACCAGACTTGTCGGCAACTTCGTAGTGAGTGAAATACTCACAGTCACGAAATGCTGCCTCACGGTCTGCCTCGTCTGTGTACTCTTTGAATTCTCGCCATTTAGGTTCTGGGAGAACGTAAGTACTGCGTTGTCGTTTTGCCATTAAAGGACTCCTTATTTTCATTACAATAGTAATTATAACACCTAGGAGTCACGTTGTCAAGCACTAATCTGCTGCTCTAACATACTCATTTTGAATAGAAAAATCAATGACTTTATCAAACTTGATAGTACGCCAGCCTTTCTTCTCTGTATCGAATACAGTGAGAACACCTGCAGCCTTTGCCTTTCCGGTACCTTTTGTTTCCGGCACAATAGACTCTTGTAGAGTACATTTCATATCACGCACTGTACCGTCAGCCTTTTCAAACTGGACATTGCACTCATAGCGATTCAGATAGTCTACTACTTTGCCTTGCCATGCTGCTTCATTTCTTTCACGGTGGTAGTTCATACTTTAGTTCCTTTCTTATCAATTAACCATTCAAGTTTTTTGCGAACTCGTCTATCAAGTCGCTGTACATGTTGTAGATCGTCTTCGGTGATTTCCATATCACTTTCTGGTTCAGGCTCAGATTCAGTCTCTTCGATGCCAAACTCTTCTACTTCTGGCTCTAAGTCTTTCTCTGATATAAACGTGATACTTTCACCTTTACGCTCTTTCATGCTCATATTAGCCGCTACAACAAGCAAGATAGCCAACGGGTCAAATACAAGTATTAATAGTATTATAACAAACCTGACAGTTTTGTCAAGTGTTTCTTTATCTGTATCACCATATATCATTTCGGCAACATACAATAGAGGTCCGACTTCAACCTCAATTAGCAATTGCTCTGTCTCCAGTACTAGTTTTTCTTCCGACAAGGCGTCAATGGCTGCTACTGCTGCATCAATTGAGGCGTTTAATTCCTCCCTTTCTGCTGCTTGACTCTCTCTTGTAGCTATCGCACCATCATCACCACGAATTCTGTCGTAGTCTATGAGTGTTTGTACTGTGTCGTCTAACTGTGCTAGTACTGTCTCTGCGTCTGCTATACGTCTCTGCTCAGTTTCTATGCGTCTATCAAGCCTAGCGACTTGTAATGTGTTATCGCCTGTAGAAACGCTGTGCTCGAGGTGTGCTTTACTAAGAAAGCCAAAGATGCCCATCGATGTGATGACGGACAGAATGATAACAGCAACCGTAAAGTATGACTTCATGGCGAGTGCTGTTTTGTTCCAGTATCGATACAGCCACGATGCCGTGACGAGTTTCGCTACCTCTAATACAACACCCATTGCGAGAATAGGTTCTGCTGCTGCCGGAAAGATTGCCATGAGACCGACAATCGAAAAATAACCTGCTACTGTAGATACTGCCAATGCTGAAAATAGTAAAAGTGCTATGAATAACATTTTGGTGTCCACTCTATGGGCTCGAAATCAGCCAGAGGTTCTTTGTTCAGGCGGATATTGAGCATGGAATTTAAACACTTAGGATCGTGTCGTTGTTGCCACTGTAGGAGAAACTCTTGCATTTTAGCCCACGACTTCTTGTCGAACTCTGCAATAGTTTCCTTCTCAAGTTGTCCTTCGTACTCTAGGACATACTTTGAAGACCCATAATATTTTTCATACAGGCGTTGTGTTTTGCCTGAGTAACCTATGTAGTATGTTCCGTCTGGAAAATAGGTACAATAAACTCTATGTACCTGTTTCTCCTTCGGCTTCTTTTTCTTCACTGCCATCTAGTGTTCCTTCATCATCAGAAACACTATTTATAAAGTCTTCAGCAGTCGTAAACTTCAGGTCAGTATCGTTCTTCTTGCCGAAGATTTTGTCCCAGTTATCGGCGAACTTTTTATCGTCAGCGCCCTTGCGGCGTGCTGAACCCTTGCCCCCATGCCATTTTGTCATTACCAATCTTCCTCTATATCGTCTTCATCTATGAAGTCATCGAGCGATGCTTCAATCTCTAACTCTGCACCACAAAAAGAACAAAAACTTACTACATAATGCCTGTCTGACATGTCGTGGCGTACTTTATATTCTGCCTCACACTCTTCGCATTCTACAGTTTTTTTGATTATGATACTATCTGACATCTTATTCCCGCCTTTTCTAAAAACTCCTGTCCACAACCTTTTGTTGCGTTATACTCATTTATATAGTACACCTGCGAGATGCCAGCTTGATAGATAAGTTTAGCACACTCAATGCATGGAGTATGGGTAACAAACATGGTAGCACGTAGGCTTGACTCTGTTGAGCTACATAACTTCATTAACGCATTTGCTTCTGCATGAAGGACTTCAGGTTTTGTCGTAAGAAATTTTATGTCTCCGTTCGGCCACTTAATTACTTCTTCACATTCATTGTCCCAGCCAGAGGGAGTACCATTGTATCCTATTGACAGTATTCTGTTGTCTCGTACAATGACACAACCTACTTGTAGTTTTTTAGCAGAAGATAACAATGCAGTATCTTTTGCTACCTTAACATAATATTCTATCCATCTATCTTTCAATACTTCCCATTCGGTCATGCCCAAACGTCTCCCCAATTGCCTGAAAGTGCTCCACGAGCATAGTCAGTTGCTCTATTCTCAAAAAAGTTTGTGTGAGTAGGAGCATTAATCATTTCTTC